GAACTCTTTAACCAGCTCATCCAAAGCACGGCTGAACAGGCCGGCAATCCGGTGGCCAAGCGTGCCAAGAAATCGCACCAGCGTCCGCTCAAACGTGAGGAACTTTTCCACCACCTTCAACAAGGCCATGATACCACGCGGCAGAAGCAATAAAAAGAACCGGCCCACCTTCCCGTCCTTGCTGAACAGGTTGCCGAGCGGCCCGATGACCGGTAGTGTAACCTTGCGCAAGAAATCAAAATGGGCGGCAATGTAGTCCATCATGTCCTTGATGTCTGACCCCACCCCCTCGAAGTCCGTGGTAATCGCGTAAATACCAGGTCCAAGAGTGGCGACTGCCGCTGCAATGGCCGTCATGGCGATGGCGGCCGTGGCCAGCGTGGCACCCGTGGCAATCCCGCCAGTCGCGCCCATCACGGCGGAAGCACCACCGCCGGCTGTGAACCGGGTGCCCACCTGAGTAACCGCCCCCACCTTCGACATGCCCATCAACCCGCCCACCCCCTTCTTACCCCACCCAACCATGCTGGTGCCCGTCGCTTTGCCTATCAGGTAGTTGGCCATCATGACCTTGCCGACTTGCACAAGCAGGTGCAGATGTTCTTTCAGGTACGCGCCCAGCACCTTGCCATACTTCTGAGCATATCCGACCCATTCTTCCATATGTTCGGATGCGATAGTAACCATCTCCTTGATAACGGGCAGAAGCGCGGAACCCAATATCAGCTTGAGATGGTTCCACGTTTCGTTTATTTTGAGTTGTGCTTCTTTGATTTCGTGGTACATGTCTATGTTTTCTTTTGTTGCAATGTTCAGCTTTTGGAACTCCTCCATGTGTTCCTTCATATACTCGGGTCCTTTTTTGAGCATGAGGGCCATTTTACGGGCGCTCTCCGGCATCATATGGAACAACAGGGCCATGCGGGAAGCATCCAGCTTGCCCGCCTTGACTTGCGCGGACATCTTGAGCATGGCCTGTTCCGGCCCCTTACGAATGTCAATACCGAGTGCCTGAAAAGTTTTACGGATACCGCTTGATCTGTGTTGCACGCCTTGCATGCCCATGTTCATCCGGTCGGTTGCCCGGCTCATGCTCATGAGCGCGCCCGCCCCCTCATCTGCCGCGATACCATTTGCCTCCATGACGGACAAGAGCCCGCCGGCCGATTCAGCAGTCATGCCGGTCGTGTCTTTAATTTTCTTAACCGTACCGAGGAAGTGCATGGTATCGGAAATGATTTCTTTGGCACTGAACGCGCCAGCCGCCGCCGCCGCTATCGACGTGAACCCGCCGAGCGTGTTGGATGCCCGCTCAAACAGGCTCGTCACCTTGGAACCTGCCGCCTGAATGACCTTGAGCGGCTTGGTCGCATTGTCGATGACCGTAAAAATGGTCGATACGTTTTGCTGTACGTCAGGCATCGCCCGGCCCCCTCATTTGGTCAACCTCTTCCCGCATGATGTCACCCACACAACTGGCAAGTGACCGGAGCGCCCCGTATCCCATGGCCAAGCACACGTCAGCGGGCTGGTGCCCGTATCGCCCTAAAAACGCGATCAACTGCCACATCTGATGAACATGCTCGGCCGGGCCGCCCGACAGGGCGAACGCTTGGGTCAAGGCCGCCAGGCTTAACCCACCCGCACCTGCATGCTCTGTAGAAAACCCTCGGCCACGTCCTCCCCGGCCGCGTGGAGCCGGGTATACCCTTGGATGACCAAGGACCGGACCTTTGGCCCCATCTTATCGAAGGCCGTATCAGCCGACCCGTCGGCCAGGGATACGGGCTGGCCATTCACCTCGGCCAACGATTGCTTGGTCAGCTCGTAGGCCAGGCGGAATGCATCGCTACCCGCCCGCTTGGCCGCCATGATTTCCTCATGGGCGGTTAGCTCGACCATTCCGATTGACGTGGTCCCGTCGGCGATACTCTCGGGAATCTGGAACGTATGGACGGGCCGCACTTGCTTGACCCGGTCGGCCTTCTCCTGCAACATGTCACTCATACCCTACCCCTCGCGGATCACCCGCTCTACATGATCGTTACATCCGACGCCTGGAAATCAAGCGCGAACGTCAAATAATCCCCTCGACCAGGAACCCCGATGGGGATTTCACCGAAGTACGCATCTTGGACAAGCACGCGCTTCTTTTCCCCGGACGGGAAATTGAGGGTTGACTTGATGTTGATTTGAGTGCCAGGAGTGCGCCGTTTGGCCCGGTCGATGATGCTCTTCATCAGGTTGAACACGTCCCCATTTTCAAAGTGGAACTCAGCCCGGCCGCGCACCCCGTTGAAGATGTCGTCGAACCGATTGGTCTTCTCGCCCAAGTACCCCTCTTCCTTGGTTTCGACCTTGGCCGCCAGCTCAAACGACCGGACATCCGTGATGGTATCCTGGGTTTTCCCATCAACAATGAGCAAAATTTCTGTCTCCAACCCTTTAATGCGCTGGCCCATTTTGTATCCTTTTCCTTACCCCATAAAAAAAGGGCGCGCCAACAGGGGTAGTGGTTGGTGCGCCCTATCCTGCTGGCGCGGTTATCGCGTGGGCAGTGCGGCTCTATAGGGATGGTATCAGGGGGGAGGCAGGTTGTCAAGCCGAGGGAGGTTGACGGTCAGGTGGCGGTCACAGAAACCGATTCCCCGATACTGCACTGGATCAAAAGAAAGTCTTGCGTCGGGGTGAGCCTGACCTTCGCGATGATGACGAATATACCGGCCGCCGTGTTGGCCGGCGTGTTGCCCGACTTATCGTCAATCAGGTAGCCGTCAATCCGCTGGGCCGCCGGGTTGTTGGCACTAAGCAATTGAGCCAGGAAAGCATCGACCTGCCCGACTTCCGAATCCTTGAGCGAGTTGGTGAGCGGCAACTTGGCGAACTGGACCAAGCTCTGGCTTAGGCTGTCCTCGATAAAGTCAGCCATGCGTCGTCGGAAGATGTTCTTCTCGCCAGTCAACAGGCTGGTCGTGACACCCGATTGGAAGCCCGGCCCGGTCGTCCGGTCGAACCGCATGGCACACACACCCTTGCTACGGAGCGCGATATAGTCACCGATGGTCAGGCTAGACACGCCACGTTGGAACGCGACCACGGTAGCGAGGACATCGGGCACGGGCGCGGCCGCTTGTGCGGGGTTGCGCTCAGGCGGCAGGTTGCTCTCGACGGCCGCCAACCACATGTCCGCATGCGTATCAATCATCCCGTCCGCGTGGGCGATGCCATCCGCCCCCATCATGTTGAAGCCGACGGCCTCGGGCACGAACGTCTGGACGCCTGGCCAGCTGTAGTCAATCCGTTCCGTCCGGTTGGCCCCGACACCGGGGTCCGCGTCTGCGATAGCGGCAGACGTGGCCACAACCGACAGCTCAGGTGACGTGATGAACCGGCGGCCGATACCGAACTGGCTGGCCTGTAGGACATGAGCCTTCCCCTTCGTCCTGATGGTAGAGCTGTGGCGCGCGGCCACCAGGATGTTGACCTCGCGACCCGGCAGGTCATCGGACAGAAGCGCATCAAACGCCGGGGCATACAGGGCGTCGATAGTCGCGTCGTTGACCGCGTTGGCCGCCTGGACGGTAGCCGTGTAGGACAGGCCGGCCGTCGGGATGGTGCGGAGGTGCAACCCGGACAACGGATCCCAGCCGGTAGCAGAGCCAGCCGGAGGCACGATAGTGGGGGCAAGTGCTTGGTCGGCCGCGATGGCGGAATCGAGTGGACGGGCCGGCACGATATAGCCGTTCACGTCCTCGACCGCCGCAATCCCGCCCGTGTCCGCATCGGTAGACGGGTGGACACGCCATGGCTGGGCAATACCTGTGGTCCAGTCAAACGTGCTGCCATCCAGCTTCTCCACGACCAACTGAGTGGCAACCGTTGCGGTTGTGGCCACCCGATAGGTCGCGGCATTGGCGCCTAGAGCCCCGACCCCGCCAATCACACCCAGGACCAGCAGGTCACCCTTCTGGACGGGGCCTCCATTTTTGGAAGTCAAGAACGCTCCCGTGGCCGACCCGAACGTTTGAGTGGCGGCAGGAGCGCCGGCTGCCGTGATGGCCCCGTCAATCCCTTGTTCATACTGCCCAAGAGCCGTGAACACCTTGCGTGCTCCAACGCGCACGCGATTGCCGGCCAACTTGAACTCCCGACCAGCCGCAACGGTTGCGGCCTGTAAGAGAACCACGGGGGTCGGGTCGGTCGCGCTCTTGTTGGTAGGAAGGTCACGGTACAACCGCACGCCCTTGTTTGATGCCAGATTGACGGGTACGATCACCAACCGGGAGAACGTCTTATTACGCAGGGCCAGGAACCCGCTACCACCAGCGATGCCTGTGCTCCCAATAGTCTCATCGAACCCACCCGCCTTGTCAGCCAGGTCCTGCCCGCTGAAAATCTCAACAGGCTGCGGCTTGGTCGTGATGGTGCCGGTTGAATCATAGGTGGTCCCATAGGTCATGTCGGCAAACTCACCGATGCAACAGACCGTACCGGCGCCCACCCCCTGAATGGAGCCCGGAGGCGGCAGGTCCACAATGATGACGCCCTCGATAGCGGTGATGGTTTCAACACCAGGGAAGTAAGAATATCTCCTAATAAAGCCAGCCACTTACGCCTCCTTTCGCGCGTTACGCGCGAACAGACCTTTCAAGGGTCGTTAATATCTAATACCACATCAGTACCTACCTTGGCAAGAACGAGCCGGGTCTTGGCGTCCGGCAACGATACCAGTTTGATAATGGGCACCTGGGCCGATATTGTGAACGAAGCCTTGCGGTGGCGCCGGATTGCATCCGTTTCGTTATCCTGGTACGCCATGTTCGACATGGCGTAGACGGCTCGCTCGTTGTAGTAGTAGGGCAATTCCAGCACCATCCCGTACATGATGAGCGATGGGTTAAGTGCTTGCTCGCACGCATTGACCAGCTCCATGCGCTCGTGCGGGTCGCTTGCCCATATCTCAAGCGTGAGGTCCTGGGAAAAATCGGCCAGGGCAACGGCATACCTGTTATCAGGAGCGGCCAGCCGTTCCTGTGGTAAAACGCCCGGAGTGAATCGACTGGCATCGTACAGGCCCGTTGTGCTCGCGTACACGACGGCCGACGGGTATATAGCCGTGTCTTCGGGCTCGGCCCACGACTGGTACACGTGCTTAAACCGGATGCGGCGCCCACCCTCGGCATCAATCTCTATGGCGTCAAGCAGGTACTCGGCCAACCCGCGCGACAAAGCGGTGCGTGCATCAACCGACCGGCTTCCCGTGAGAGTCAGGCCGGCATCAGGCGATGCTACCAGGTGGGCGCGTTGACCAGTCATTTATTTAACTCCAGGTCAAGCTCACGCTGGACCTCTTCAAGTACCACGTTGGCCAACTGGGTCAACCCGGAAGGCGGGGGCAACCCCATCATGACACCACGGGCACGCAAGGGCCGCTTATACATGTTCCATGCAATCGCCCTGGCCACGGGCAATGCCTCCTCGTCCGACAGCTTGAACTTGCGCTTGGCCCACACTTGCAAAGCTCGCACCCCCTCTTTGCCCGGATACTTGGCCCGCCTGCCATACTCGATGACACCCGCGTAAGGTCGGTCATTGTAAAGGCGAGCCCCTTCGGTAATCCGCACGGCCTTCCACGATGACCGATACAGCCCGTAGTTGACCGCCCCGGTGGTTTCGTTACCACTGGCGGAGGGGGCGTTATCTGTCCGATCCTGCATGATTGGGATACACCGCAACGCCCCGGCCAACACACCCCTCATGACCGTGGGCATGTAGTTGTTGCCCAACATAGTCAGGTACAGGGTCCATTGCTGGGGCGATATCGTGATGGTGGCCATCAGGCATAATCCCCGTTACGTTCGCGGTCGTTGTGCGACTTTTCTAACCTGACCATCCAGTAAAATTTGGTAGAAAAGTACATGGGGGCGGACCGCAGGTAGAACCGACGCAGGTCGCCGGGCCGCCCATCGGGGCGAGGAAACTCAATCTCCCAAAACACCTCGGTATCGGGGCCGGGTGGTGTTCCGTCCTTGTCGAGAAATCGCAACTCCTCGTCAGTGAACCGGCCACTTATCTCACTCACCGCGATGGTCCCGACCTCATCCAGGCCAACCGGGTGCATGATTTCGGTCATGGTGCTCAAGTCCTGTACCAACGGGGTGGGCAGGATGTCGAGCGTACATTTGACATCGGGAGCGCCAACCCCTCGCGTACCAGACGACCATACGACCCGGACCAACCGAACCTTATAGGGGCGCGTTCCAAACCGGGTGAATAAATCGCGGATACCATCGGCAACGGGAATGAGCTTACGGGCCAGCGTTTTGTCGAAGGAGATGGTGGTCAGGTCAGTGAACTTGGTCATGCGCTCACCTTACCGGCACGTTGCCAGCCCTTACACCACCCCCTTTATAACGACTACTAAACGCATACACGGGCACGCCAAGGATATCGGCCAGACGGAAGCCCCACCGCCGATACTCACCCTCAAGCTGGTCCGTTTCTTCCTTGCGCAGCTTCAGGTCGCCCAGCGCATCGGCTGCCAGGCGGTCTTGAGCCTCGACCAACTTGGCTTCCACACCGTCAAGGATCCCAAGCGTCCGTAACACTCTGGGTATAGAGGTTTCAAGCAGGTTGTTCAAAGCGATCTCGACCAAGAACAGGGTCTGGATGGGGCGAGCCATGCCGTAGGAAATACTCGCAGCCGGTTGGACAGCTAAATATCCGAGATGATATCGGATTCTCTCGCGGTCTGCATCCATCAGGGGCATGCTACTTGACCTCTTCCAATTCGACACCGGCGTCACGCAGACGGGCAATCCCGGCCATGCTATAGCCGGACGAGTCGAGCACTTCGCCCTCGTGCAGAGTAATCATCTGCCCGTAGTACGACACCTTCGCCGTCTTCATTACCATGAACTGGGGATGGACAACTACGGGAACCGCTTCCTCCAGGGTCATTGTTACTCCGGCGGCTATTGCTGCGGGTGTGGCAACCGGCTGCTCGTCCTTGGGTTCGTCAACGTGCGTGGTCGTGCCGGCGATATCGTCGTTCACCACCATGGTCTTGCTCTTCTTATTGTTGTTATTGTACGACATCGCCGTCCTCCTTGTGAAAGGCTCGGGGGAGGGCGTCAAGCGGGCCGGTTGTTACCCCACCGAGGGTCATCCCGCGACACGCGCCTCCCCGCCAGGTCTGCAACGCGAGCCCGAAGGCTCTTGCGCTTTCCACATGAGCCCGAAGGCTCATGACCTCCCCGGCGGTTCTATGCGATGGTTAGTCGCAAGGATTGCCGGGTGTTCTTGCCCCTTGGGGGAAGGGCGAGGTCTAAATCCGACCGGAGATATAACCGCGCCCATCACCCCAGGGTGCTCCCGGTTCGTCGGCTACGCCCCCTTGACGGGAAGCTACGGACCGGTCAGCCATGCCCCCAGCACGCCGTGCGCGGGAGCTAAGGGCTCCACTGGAGCCCAATGGCACGTATCGGGTCATTCACCATGCTCGATGGCCAGGAACCGCTTGACACGGGCGGCACCCCCGACAGTCGCGTCCGTGCGGGTCGGCCACGCCCCGATGAACTTCCAGCTGGTGCTGACCAAGTCTTGCAGGCGGTTGAGCGGCGCGCGGATGATCAGCTGGATGCGCTCGCTGAACACCTCAATCCCGTTGTTGGTGATGCGCGGCTCCGCGACCTTGCCGGTCACGCCTGCCTCGGTGATGAGGCCGCTAAGGTCTTGATAATACTCATGAATCCCACCTTGACCGACGAACAGGGGCCGGTGAATCTTGACACCGGTAGAGGCAACCCCATTGTTCCACAGCTCGCCGGCGAACGGGTCGTCTTGTGAGTAGGTGGCGGTCAAGCCGCCATCAACGGTCTCGGGCACCGGGCACTCGCTGTTTCGGAAGAACACGGTGTTGAGCAGCTCGCCGATGGCAAATTGCTTATACATGTAGTAATCGGGTAAGCTGGTGAGCAGCCGTTGCCACTCATCACTCGCAAAAATCTGCGCCTGGCTGACCGGGTCCAGATGACAGTGGAATCGACCATCAGGCATCTCGGGCACGTTCTGCTGCCAGAAGTACGCGACGGCCGAGCGGATGTCCGCGAGGGTCAGCTTGTCACCGGAACCCACATCATCCACCTTGTACCCGCCACCCACGCGCACGATATTGGTCGCGTCCACCGCGTACACGTACGCGCGATCCGCGACAGTCACGGTCCCACCGGCAAGCAGAAGGGAACCGGGTCCGACTTCATCACCCGATGTCGTGGGAGAGAATCCAATGACCGTACGATTGACGGCCGCACCGCTGCTATAGATGACAACGGGGAGCGGGTTGTTGCTGCTCACCGTATCGAACCGGACGGGGCTGCCGAGGGGCAGGTCGGGCCGGCGCGCACGGGTAAACCCATTGAGCCGCTTGACCAGCAGGGTGGTGACACCATTCTGGATGCCATCCGCCACGGTCCATCCGGCCAGAGCCGCGTTATACATGCTGTTACGCGGGATGCGATTGAGCGTTTGGGCCGCGCTCATGCCCAGCTGGTGAGCGTTGCGCAGAAACAGGTTGGCAATCGCCACGATGCTGGTGGGCATGTGCGTGTCGATGGTGTCGGCATACTGTTGAAGGGTAGCGCTCCACTGCTCTTCTTGGTAGCTGGAGGGCGCCGGGTCGGTGCCGGGCACGAGGGGCCGCATCTTCGGCTTGATCAAGCCGACGCCGGTGAACACCATGCTGTCACCAACGTTGGCCGGCCAGAGCTGAGGTGTGGCCTCGCCACGGAACAGCAACCGGGGGAACAGGGCGTCGTGGAACGCACGTTCAAGCAGGTTCTCTTGGACGAGCGAGCGGATCGCCGGGTCTTGTAGGATGACACTAAAATCGCTCATAATCATCTCCTTCGTGATTCCCGCCCGTCCGGTTGCGACCTTCGCCCCCAGTTAGGCTAGATGGTTAGGTTCAATCCTCTGGCGGCAAGCCGTTCCCGCACTTGCTCGGGTGTCGCCTTGCGCGCATCAAACTGTTGGTTCTGGGCCTGCCCTTGGGCAATCTCGCCCGGCTTCAAACCAGCCGGCGCGTTGCCCGCACCCGTCCCCGTGTTCGCGGGCTTAACCTGTTCGCGGAACAGGTAGGGGTGGTTGTCTTTCAGGCCGGTGAAAAACTTGTTCTCATCGAACGCCTCCAGCTCCTCGGTGGACTTGCCCTCAAGCCCACGGGATAGCAGACGGAGCGCGTAGTCGATGTCAACCACACCGGCCCGGATGGCTGACTCGCGCAGGGTCATCTCGGCCTCAAGCGCGTCGATACGTTGCTGATACTCCTTCTTGAGGTGCACCTCGCGAGACAACTGACCCTTGAGTTGGTCGCGCTCGGCCAACATGCGGCTCTTCTCTCGCTCATACGCGGCCTGCTGGCCGTTCTGGTTGTTCCCCTTCTTGGCCTGCTGGTTCTGCGGCTGTTCGGGCGCGGGGGGTTGCTCGGCCGGGGGTTGTTCCGCACCCATGCCCCGGACCTTGTCCAGAGTGGCGCGCAGCTCATCGGCCGACTCGTAGCCCATGGCCGACAAGAACTCGCCAACCGCCTCCTTACGGCCCTTCTCCCTCGACTCTTCTTTCAGCTTCTTGAAGGCCGACGTGTTGAGCACTTGGACGTTGCCATTGGGGTCACGTATCATCCCCTGGGGCAATGGCTCGGGGGTCGGGGCTTGCGTTTGCACCCCGGTTGCAGGGGCCTGCGTTTGCACCTGTTGAGTTACAGGAGCCTGCTGGGCCGGTTGAGCGGTCTGGCCACCCGGTTCGTTCGTTCCACTCACAACTGTGCTCTCGCTCGCCATCGTCTTCTCCTGTTGTCCTCGTCCGGTCTATCCGGCATGTTAACCGCGTGCCGTGCGCGTTGCACGACAAGGGCCACGTGAGGACGGTGGTCTTGGTTCAGTACCCTATGTTACGCCCGCACAAAGGCGGCCGTTTCATCTGACACGGGCCGGCGAATATATTGGATAATCGCACGGGTGACGGTATTGGGGAACGTAACGGTCGTACCATCGGCCGCCAACTTGGCCACACCGGCCGCCGCACTCGCCCCACCGGGCGGGATGACGGCTACGGCACTGGCATCGGACACCAGGTAGGTGCCGACCGACGCGGCCGTGCCGGATGACACGACGCGGGCGGACTGAACGAGCAACGCGGGGCTCGGCAACGGGATGGCCGCTACAATGAGCGCTCCGGAAAGAACGCCCGTATCATAAACGATGGGGGTGAGGACGGTGCCGAGCGCGATCTTCTGAAGTGCGTCGGCCACCTTGTTCGGGTTGGCTTGGTCGAGAGCCGCTTTCAACGTTTCGGTAGAGGTCAAGGTCATGTCAATCTCCTATTGAGCACGTTTGGTTGATCGTTCGGTTATGCCCGGAAAAACCAGGAGGCCAGGTCTTTGGCCGGGCGAGGGATATAGGACACCACCACCTCGGTGGCGGTATCGGCCGTCGGCAAGGTCAAGGTGGTGCCATCGGCACTGAGCGCACAGATACCGATGCCTGTAGGCACCCCGACGCTCTGCGGGGCAGCCACCGGTGCGCAACCCGCATCACCGGCCATATAGTTGCCCACGATACCGCCGGCCGTGTCAGTTACCACTTGCACCGATTGTACAAGCAAGGCAGGGGGGTTGAGCGTAACGGTAGCGGCAGCCACCACGACCCCGGTATCGTACACGATGGGGGTCAGGATAGTGCCTAACTTGATCATCCGAAGGGCATCAGAAACGATGTTGGGGTCACCAGAATCTAACGCTTTGCCCACGGAAGAAAATGAAGAAGCGGTCGAATTGGTCATAATGTCTCCTATGCCTTTTGTCCAAGCATCGCCTGGATGCTCGTAAACGTTGCGGCCGTTCTGGTCAGGGACAAGGCCGTGATGGGCGTGCCCATCGACATGAGAATCAAGTACGTGTCAAACGGAATGGTCTGGGCAGTTCCGGCCGCACTCGTCACGGTAGCGACCACCGGCCCGCCCTGTGCTTTGAGAATGAGAATGTTGGCCGATGCCACCCCACCGAACGGCACGACCACGGGCGTGTCGACCGTCAGGTCGAGACTCTGGAACTCCTTGTGAACAAGTACCAGGGATTCCTGAATGGGGGCAGTCAAGTCGGGATCAAACGAGTTGGTCCCGTTGATGGGCGTAGTGGCCCACGTGCCCGTTAACGTGAAGTTGTCGGCCATGTCATTTCACCGCGAACGGCATGGGCGCGGGTGCCATGGGCATCTGGGCGGTAGGCAGCCGCTCGGGCACGGACACGTCGGCCACGGCGTCGTGGTACTTGCCGTAGTTCTCGTCATGCACGTCGACCGGCTCCTTCTGCTTGTCCGACCCGGTGGTCAATCCGTACTCACTCCAATTTGGTTCATGCGACATGGTAACTCCTTTATCGGCCGGTTCACCCGGCTGTTCATCGTTTTATAGGTTCTTGCATGTATGCGGTGGCTGGCAGCCCACCGATGAACGGCATCTTGCTAACCTGGCCCACCTCTTCGGTGCCAGGGTTGGGTTTAACGTACACCTTGGCCCCCGTGGCGCTCACGTAGTAGCGACCACCACGAGCACCTTCTTGAACAGGTTTATCTTCGGTACGTTCTTGCCTAACTACCGCCCGTTCGGCAGTCATCCCGCCGGGGATGGCCTTTAACTTTTCCTTTGCCGCTTTTGCGAACGGCTTTTCCGCCTCAAAAAAGGCGTTCCAATCGAACTCCCCTTCTTTGTACCGTTTGGCAAATTCCTGTTGCCGAGTGTTCATCTCGCGATGATACTGCTCCTTCAACTCATTATATGCAACGGACACCAGCATCACTTGTTCCCGAACGGTTGGGGCGTATTGGGCAGCGCGATGGACACGACCGTAGGCTTGCCACCAGTTGACTCCTCGTACTCGCCGTGTTCCTTATCGTAAGCGTCAACCGCTTCCTTGCAGGGCTTGTCCTGCCCGCACTCCTTGACGACTTCCCAGTTCTCGCAGTTCATGGCTGCTCCTTGATGACGAACGGGGGCGGTTCGGTCGGGGTGGCGACGCCCGGCGCGGTCGTCGGCTTGGTCGCGGACCCGAACGCCGGGGCCACCTGGGGCTCGTTCTTGAACACCTGCTCGGGCATCCCGTGGATGAACGCAGTGCCCGGCTCGCCCGTATTGATCGGTTGATCCATCACTTCACCTCGAAGGCTTGGGGGGCGGGCACGGCATTGGCGCCGGGCGCCACGTTCGGCCCCTGCTCCTTGTAATGCGAGTGGGGCAGGCCGGTATTAAGCGGCTGGCCACACTGCGGGCAGTAAAGCGTTTCGCTGAACCCTTGCGGGTCGGTGCCAATTTCTAAGGCACGGCTCCGGCTCGTCCTATGGGGAACGTCGGGGCCTGGATGCGGTTGTGTCGTCATGGTCGTGCTCCTATTTGCTGCCCTTGGCGTAGACCTTGTGCCCGCCGGTCGTGATATAGAACTTGCCGCCCTTGGGGCCGACTTCCGTGTGCTGCTTCCGCTCACCCCTGCCCTTCTTGGCAGTGGCCAACTTCTTAAGGTTCTCGACGTGAGGGTCTTTAGGATAATCTTTTTCTACTCCGCCAGCCCATTCAACCGGAGATTTACCTGCATGGCTTCCCATGTATAAATGCATATCTGCTGCATTGTCGTGGGCAGCAAGTTTCGCATCTCGCATAATGCGTTCTGCTTCTGTATGCACGGGAAGTTTATTGGCTTCGTTCTTTTGCTTTAAATGTGCTGTTGCAGCCTCTATGTGGTCATTTACACGGGATTCCTTTGGGAAATCATGACCCTTAACATGATCCACGGCGGCGGCATAAGTAGCCTGGCTGTTGGTTTTATTCTCGGGTTCCCGAACTGCTTTTATGTGTGCCAACAACAAACTGGGGGATAAATCATAAATATCTTTTCCGCTCTCTGTTTTGCCGATAACATTAGACATTTTGCTTACCGAGCTTTCTAAAGGCATAGCCGTCTTGGCCTTATGCTCTTCGATGTCCTTCATAATGCTCGCCGCCACCGTATGGGCCCCGTGCACCGTGGCCGTGTGGTGCAGGGCTTCCAATTCTTTCAAACGTTGTGCCGGATGATTAACCGGAACCATCACTTCACCCCTCGTGATAGAGCCCCATCAATCGAGAAGGGCAATCCCGGATGTTCCAACGGCTTGCACTCAAGGCCAGGGATCACCACCTCGCCCAGGTCGCCCTTGGCCGCCCGCTCGGCCGCCTCGGGTGGGAGGGCCAGGTACTTGGCGTTCCCCTGATAGTCGGCTTCCCGATGGGTAACGCCAGGACGAATCAACACTGGTGAATCAAGAGGCATGCCAACATTTCCTACTGCGTGCGCCATGATTGCATCCTACCAGCCGGATGCCCGGCTGTCAAGCGGGTCACTTCTTAACCTTCCCACCCATTGCATGATACACATGACTGACAACGGCGAAAGGTTCATCGTACCGGTCCCAATTGGGCTTGACCGCTGCCTTTGCCCGCTCCCAAACGTCTTCATCGGCAATCCAGGCGGCCGGGTTGCTCTCTTCGGTCATGCCCGCCGCCAACTTCATCAACTGGGGGTCGCCCTTGCCATCTTGTACGAGCTGGCCGATATGTTCGACCTCCTCGTCACCGATTTCACCGCCGTCCTGCTCATCAACAGGCGGCTTACGTGCGGGCCGGATGTGCGGGATGACCTGGTCTTTATCGACAAACGCTTTCAACTTGGTCGCTTTAATGGCCGTGCCCTCCACCTGTCAAATGGTATCACGCCGGATGTCCGGCTTCAATGTCATTCTACGGGTACACGCTGGCCGTTGTCAAGCCGCCATCCCCACACACCCCAATGGGGCCGTACCGGGCTCACGGTTGCGCGGCAATTTGGACGGTTCGGAGGCGCACCCCACGAGCCATTGAGCACGTGCTTGGGGATGCGTTTAACCTGCTTCTCGATATCCTTGTCACCCCAATCCACTTCATCGGGCCACGCGCTCTCCGGTGGAAACCGGAACTGATGACCTGGCTTGACAATCTGCCCGTGCATGATGATGCTATCGATGGCCACCCGGTTGTCTTTGGCGGCAAGGGTTTCATCATCCACGTACTCACACCAACGCATCTCAAGGTCGGGCAGCTCGGCGGCCGCTTCTTTAAACGCATCGGCAGAAGTGGTATTGTAAGCCCCCGCCAACTCTGTCCTGACAATCCGCTCGGCCCGCCACCATTCCGTGTCCTGCGCCTCTGCCACCCGGTCGATCACGTGGGCCACGCTCTCGCCCGTCATTAGCGCCATGGACAATTCATTTTCAAAGTAGGCAACCTGCTCGGTCGTCCATGAGGCCATGCTCTTGGCAATGTGCTCCTGTAACAAGGATGTGCGCCCGTCGATGATTCCCCGGAACCGGGCCGCCTCCTCGGTGGGCAACGGGATGTCCGCGCCGGTGAACCGCTTCTCAAGAGTGAATAGGTCTTGGTTGAACCCACGCAATGACTCGACC